GAAAGCACAACAGCACATGGACCAGCACATGATCCAGGTCGCCCCGGGCAATGGGTTCCTCGGCGGCGTGGTCGACACGCACAACCACACGATCGAACTTCGCGAGACGGACGGCCGTCTCGTCAAGCTCGATCTCGGCACCGCGGACGTCCACATCGACGCCGCGATGCAGAACTACATCACAGGCTACCGCCCGGCCGAGATGATGGCCGACACCATCAGCCCGCCGGTGGTCGTCAACAAGTCCTCGAACTACTTCTTCCAGTTCGACCCGGACAACGCGCTCGCGACGACCGACGGGACGCAGACCGCGCCCGGCGCCGACCCGCCGATGGTCAACCCGAAGCTGAGCAACACCCGCTACAACACGCTCGGCTACTCGCTCGGCGGCATCATCCCGACCGAGGTGATCAGCAACCAGGACGCGCCGCTGAACATCCAGATGGCGACCCTGCGCATGATCATGGACCGCCTCGCGCTCAACCGCGAAGTGCGCGTGAAGAACATCGCCTACTCGACCGCCAACTTCACCGGCACCCACCTGCTCGACCTCTCCGGTCTGGCAGCGACGCGCAAGTGGAACGGTGGCTCCGCGGCGACGCCCGTCAGGGACATCAAGGGACTCGTCGAGGCCTCGCTCATGCCGATCACCGACATGGCCATGTCGCTCGACACCTGGAACGCTTTCACCGAGAACGCCAACACGCAGGGCTTCGTCGCCTTCAAGTCGGGCGCGCCCCCGCTCCCCGGCACCACGCAGGCCGACCTCTTCTGCGCGTTGCTGCAACTGCCGCGCGTTCACATCAGCGCGGTTCGCGCCAAGAACGTCACCGCCGGCACGTACCCCTACGTGTGGGCCAACGATGTGATCCTCTTCCGCGCGCCGCCGACGCAGGTGACGGACGTGGACATCTCCACCTTCAAGACCTTCCGCTGGAACGGCGCGGGCGACAACAGCCCGATCCGCGACTCGATCAGCGGAGGCGGCCCCGCGATGAACGGCTGGACCGTCCGGTCCTTCTTCAACCCCTACAAGGGCGGGCGTGGCGTCCACGTCGTCCTGGTGACGCACAACGACGCCGAGCAGCTCATCGACCAGCGGGTCGGCGGCTACATCAAGGGCGCCACGGCCTGATGACGACGGGCGAGCGGGCGGCGCGAGGCGTGGAGGCGTAGAGCGATGGCAGGGCACAAGTACATCAGCCAAGCCGCGCTTGAACTACGCCTCACGCCGCGCACGCTCGCCGCGCTCTTCGACGACACGGGCGACGGCGTGGTCAACGTGGCCGCGGTCGACGCTGTGATCGACGATGCAGAGGCCGAGGTCGAGGGGCTCCTGGGCGGGCAGTACGCCTTCCCGCTTGGCGAGCCCAACGACCGGTTGATCATCAAGAGCTGCATCGACTTTGCCGTCGCGTTCTCCTACGATCGCGCGCCTGAGTACGTGCGGACCTTCTCCGAGCAGGCCCGGGATACAGGCCTGTTCAAGCGTGCGCGGGAGCGCGTCCTCGCGATCAAAAGCGCGATGGCCATCCTACCGGACCAGCCCGCTGCGACCACCGCTCCGCGCAACAACGGCGGCGTTGTGGTCGACTCGGGGCCGCGGATGATGATCGACAGCAGCAACGGCACCGTCAATAACGGCGGCTTCTGATGGGCTGGAGCGCCGACATCACAGGCCTCGACGACCTCGACCGCGACTGGGCGGACGCATGCTCGGCCCTCTCCGACGGTGCGCAACGCGGCGTCCGCATGGGCGTCACTGAGGGCGCGGCAGAGGCGCGGAGCGTTCACCGCTACCGCGATAGGACTGGAGCCCTGACCGCCTCGACCGTGGGGCGCGTGGACGTGTCGACGAAGGGCGGCGCGGAGGGCGTCATCGAAGCAACCAAGCCCTACGCCTCGTTCGTCGAGGAGGGCACCGCCGCGCATGAGATCCGAGCCCGACGCGCGGCGGCCCTGCACTGGGTCGACGATGCAGGCGACGACCACTTCGCGCGGCGCGTGTGGCACCCCGGCACGCGCTCGATGCCCTTCATCGGCCCCGCCGCTCTCAAGGCCGAGCGCGTCATGGTACGCGAGGCGGAGATCGCCGAAGTCGAAGCGGCGCGCATCATGGACCGGGACTAGCCGCGGCCATGGCAGACCTTTACGGCGTCGAGGCCATCCCGCTCGCCGCGCCTACCGGCACCGACGCGGTAGCAGACCGCGCGATCTCCCTCTTCGGCGCCTACTTCTCCGCGGTGTTGAATGCGCGCGCACCGCTCGCATGGGCGGCTGTCGCGCCCGCCCCCACGGGCACGGTCACTGCCCTGACGATGCCAGTGGTGCGGACGGTGCTCACGCACGACCCGCGCAAGGTGTCCTTCTCAGAGGCTCAGCTACCGGCGATCTACCTCGACCGTACCAGCGGCGAGCGCCCCTTGTGGCAAGTGGAGGATTGGCGCATCGTCAACGACGCCTGGACCATGCTCTGGGTCTTCCCGCCCGCCGTGCAAGCGACGCAACGCGCGCGCAACTCGATCACGACCGGCATCGTCAAGGTGATCGACCGTGCCGTGGAGCAGTGCCGCGATCCTGCGTGGGTTCTCACCGGCGACGCTGACACGACGGCGGCGACCGTTGCCGCCCTGCCCACGGCGATCAAGACCTCGATTGCCTCCGCCGTCACCGCGCAGAGCTACAGCGGCGCGGCGCTCAACGGGTCGATCGGCGCGGGCGCCGTCAGCCCCCCGCGCCTCCCCTCTGTCACCGTCGCGGGCACCGCAGGCGACGTGCTCGCCGACAGCATCGTCACCTTTACCGGCACTGGTGCGGACGGGACGGCGCGCGCCTCCCGCGTCACGCTCTCAGCCGCGGCCGGTACCTACTACGGCGATTGGACCCTTGCTGCCGTGACCTCGATCGACGTGGCCGCGCAGACCGGCACCGGCGCAACCTTCACCTTCGGCCTCGCCGCCTTCACCGGCCTCGGCTCGATCCCGATGGTGCTCGCGGGCCTCCAGTCGATCGCTGTCCGGGGGTGGAAAGACATCACCTTCACCCTCGCGATGGAGGGCGCCCCGGCGCGCACCTACGAGGCCCTAGAGGTCACCTTCGACGTGGTGGAAGAACTCCACCCCGACACCGACGCGCTTGATAACTCCGCCCTTGACGTGGGTTTCACCTACTCGGACGGCATCCTGACCACCCTCTTTGAAGAGGCCATCCACCCGGCCTCGTGACGCCTGACTGACGCCCTATGACGACCACCCTCTATGTGATCCCCTGCCCCTTCGACTTCCTCGACGAGGAGGGCGTCCCCGCCGCGGCCCTCGCCTTCGATCCCGAGCACGGCGCGGGCGCGCGCCGCTGGGTCGGCGCAACGATCGACGTGGGCCGCACGCGCATCCTCCCGGAACGAGGCGGCGGCGCAGGCAGCCCCGTCGCCTTCGGTGGTCGGCAGAGGACGGGCGTCGGCGCGGCCCCGTCACAGCGCACCTTCTTCTCCTACTCCCTGGAGCCCCAACCCGTGCTCGACACCGCGCACTACCGCGGCGCGATCCAGCGCGGAGACGCCGTGGTGCCCGCGGACGAGGCGACGGCCCGATCGTGCGGCGCGCCATGGCGCGAGCCGATGGACGTGCTCCGCGAGCACGCTACTGCCGCCGTTGCCAAGTGGCGCGCCGACCATCAAGGCGCCGACCCCGCTCTTGACCTCTGGCCCGCGAACCTGCGCGCCCTTCTCTCTCCGCCCCCACCCGCTGCGACACCCTCTCCCAAGGAGCCCCTCAAGTGAGCATCAACATCGTCGGTTTCAGCAGCGCCTTCAAGGTGCCAGGCTTCTGGGCCGAGACGGTCTTTCGCGCGGGCGGCATCTCCCTCGCCTCGATCCCGATCCGCCTGCTCGTGTCAGGCACGCAGCTCAGCACCGGCACCGCGACGGCCGATCAGGACATCGTGGAGATCATCTCCCTCGATGACTCGGACGCCTACCACGGCGCCGGGAGCGAGATCAACCTCATGTGCCAGGCCGCGCTCCGCGTGCCCGGCGTGCGCCTCTACGCGGCAGCCAATGCCGAGGCCGGCGGCGCAGTGGCTGCCGCGGCGACCATCACGATCGGTGGTTCCTGGACCACCTCGGGGGAGTGGGCCTATCGGCTGAACGGCGTGCGCTACACGGGTGCGACGGCCTCGACGGACACGATCCAGATCGTCGCGACGGCCATCGCCGCGGCCTTCAACTCGGACGCGCACTCGCCTGCAACGGCCGCCGTCGGCGCGGGTCCCGGCTACGTCGTGACGCTCACGATGAAGAGCAAGGGGGCGCGCGGGAACGACTACGTGCTCTGGCAGGAAAAGGGTCGCCTCGCATCGGGCATGACGAGCGTCATGGCAGGCGGATCGGACGTGTCCGGCACGACCAACCAGGCGATCAAGTTCGCCAGCGGGTCGGGCACGGATACCGTGACGACGCTCCTCACGAAGCTCCTCCCCGGCCTCTACGATCGCAACGCCGTCGCGCAGAACGACGCCACTGCCATGGTCGCGTGGCGCAATCAGGCGCGCGTCAAGGCAGGCGTTCTGGAGGGCCGCCTGGAGCACATCGTCGCGGCGACCAACGCAGCGAGCGGGACCGCAACCAGCCTCGCCGGCACGTCGATCAACGACGAGCGCGTGCAGCTCCTGTGGCTGCTCAACAGCGAGATGCACCCCTCTCAACTCGCTGCCGTCATGGGCGCCACGCGCGTCGCCGCAGAGCAAGACGACCCTTCGGCTTACTACGATGGCCAGCCCCTCGTGGGCGCAGCGCCGCAGGCCTTCGCTTCGGACGTGCCGACCACCGCGACCCAGAGCAGCATGCTCGACAACGGCGTCACTCCCCTGACCACGGTCAACGGTGAAGTGCAGGTGGTGCGCTCGATCGTCACCCACTGTCTCAACGGCGCCTCTCCCGACTATCGCTGCCTCGACACCTACCAGGCCGTGATCCCCGACTACGTGCGCAACGCGATCGGGCTCTACTGGACCACCGTCTACAAGGTGGGCAATCCCAAGGTCAACAGCGACCCCGACCCGTCGCAGCGCGACCGGCCCGCAGGCGTGGCGACGCCGAAGCGCTGGAATCAGGCCGTCTATGGCCTGCTCAAGGGTTTCGAGACGAACCTGTGGATCACCGACGTGGACGACAATCTGCCCGTGTCGGAGTTCAACACGGCAGCTCGGCGCATCATGTCGATCATCCCCGTGATCCCGTCGTTCGCCAATCATCAAACTGGGATCTCGGTTCGCCAGACGGGTTGAGCCTGACTCACCACGATCACCACTGAGGACACGAAAGAGCCATGGCCAACCAACGATTCCGCGCCGCTACGGTCTACGTCAGCGGCACCAAGATCGCCGAGATCGCACAGTCCACCTACGAGCACATGAGCGGGGACCAGAACCAGATCGGCCTCGATGGCGTGGAGGGGCAGAGCGAAGGCGCGGACGAGTGCAAGCTTTCCTTCGACACGATCTGCCCCGTGGCGGGGCACGCCTTCACGCTCAAGAACATCATCAAGAACAAGCAGACGGTGACCTTCGCCGTGGCGGTGGACGGTGGACTCGAATCCTTCGACGGCCGGATCACCACGCGCTCCTACACTTCGGACTCGAAGAGCGGCGAGTGCAAGGGGAAGTTCGAGGCCATCGGCGGCGCGCCCACGATCGCGGCCTGACCTGCGATGGGACGCTTCTCTGCCATCGCCAAGGGCACACGGGCCACGCGGCCCGTCGTGCTCGACTATGCCGGCGTGGAGGTCGCGCTTGCCGTCCGTCCGCTCACGGGAGCGGAGGAGGCGTCGGCCCTTGCAGACGGACGCGCCTACGCGGTGGGCAAGGGGGTGGCTGACCCCAAGCCGACCGATCGGCTCTATGAGATCGGGTACATGGCGGCAACGCTTGTGCTCGGGTGCGTGGATGCGTCCGATACAGCCGCGCCCTTCTTCGCCAACGCGGCGGAGGTGCTCGACAACCTCGACACCGACCGGATCGCGTACCTCTACGAGCAGCAACAGGCGTGGCAAGACTGGTGCTCGCCGCGCCCGAAGAACATGGACGCGGGCGAGTTCATCGCGCTCGTCCTCAGGCTGGCAGAAGAGGGGGCGGGCGACGACGCCGACGACCCTTTAGTGATGCTGCGGCCGAGTTTGCGCCTCAGCTTTGCGCGTACTTTGGCACGCCAGTATCAGGACTCACTCACGCCCAGATCGGTCTCTGGTTCGGCCGCCGCGCCAGACACCTCGACGCCACCCGACCCGCCGTTGCCTCCTCCGACTGACCCGCCCTCCCAAGCATGAGTACCTTCCGCGCTGTCCTCGAAGTCGTCGCGCGCGTGCCGCCCGTGGTGGCGACGCTCGCGCCGTCCGAGTGGGCCGACACGTGGGAGCAGAAGCCCGACGTCCATCAACCAGTGGGCCTGCGCCTCATCTCCGAAGGCGAGGCGCAGCGCTGCCGCGCTGAGGCGGCGCGCCGCGCGTGGGGCCTCCACACCGAGGACGGGGACGAGGAGGGGCGCGTCGAGGCGTACAACAGCGCCCTGATGGAGCTGGCCGTGGCGCGGGCGACGTGCCAGCCCGACGACGTAGCGGCCCCGTTCTTCCAGTTCCCGGATGACATGGTGGCGAGGGCGTGGACGCCTGAGACCGTTGAGCGTCTCTTCTCCGAACTGGACGCGTTGCACATCGCATCAGGTCCGTCGTCGATCGAGGCGACGCGCGAGGAGGGCGAGGCGTTGGGCCGAGCGCTCGCATCGGGCGCGGCATGGGCGGGCGTGGCAACGGGGCCGGCGAGGCGCGCGCGGCGTCTGCTCGCTGTCGTCGCTGGCCTGCTCGGCGTGGTGGCTGACGCTCCGGCCGCAGGCGAGGGCTGATAGATGGCCGTCGTCCGTGTCCGCATCGGCGCCCACCTCGACCCCGGCGCTACCGCCGTCTTCGCCCCCCTGATCGCCGCTGCCGCGAAGGCGCGGCAAGCCATCGCGGCCGAGGGGCGCAAGGGCGCTGAGGAGTTCGTCGGCGGATACCGGAGCGCGCCGAAGCACGCGCGTGCTGGTTTCGACGCGGTGAAGAAGGGCGCCGAGGAGGTCACCGCCGCCGCGGAGAAGAGCGCGGACAAGCAGATCGCTGCGGCCAAGCGCGTCGCACGCGAGAAGCAGAAGGCGCACGAGACCGCCTGGAATTTCACCAAAAAGCAGCTCGAAGAAGAGCTGAAGATGAACCAGACGCGCACGCGCTCGATCATCGCGGGCACGGCTTCGGGCGTGGCGACGTTGGCGCGCATGGGCGCGGGCGTGGTCGGCGCGGCGGCCCGTGGCATGGGCGTCAACCTTGACGTTGGCAGCGTGGTGGGGAAGGTGACGGGCGCGCAGAAGACGGCCGTCGATATCTCCAATAGCGCTTATATGGAGGGCTCTACCGGCCCGGCGGGACAGAGGCAGGATCCCGCGAAGATCATCGCCGAGGCGCGCGCGGTAGCGGATGCAACCGGGACTGATACCAACGCTGCGCTCGATGGCTTGCAGAAGTTCGTCGCTAAGACTTCAGACCTCCAGACGGGGCGCGCGATTCTTGGCGACATGGCCCGGCTTGCAAAGGTTACTGGGTCCGGGCTTGATGACATGGTGGACGCCGCGGGTGACGTGTCGAAGCAGCTTGGCGATATCCCAGGCAACGCGGAGAAGACCGCCGCCGTCATGCGCGTAATCGCCATGCAAGGGAAGCTGGGTAGCGTTGAGGTCAAAGACCTATCGACGCAGATGGCCAAGGTTGCGAGCAACTCTGGATTTGTCGCCGGTGGGCAGGAGAAGGCGCTCATTGAACTGGGCGCGTTGGCGCAGACGGCCAAGGGCACAGGCGGCGCCGCCTCCGCGAATCAAGCAGCCACGTCCACGGCTTCGTTCGGTTCCGATATCATGTCGAAGGCTGGACAGAAGGCGCTCGCGCAAGGGAAGGTAAATATTTGGTCTGACCCGGGTCGAACGCAGATGAAACCGATCCGCGAGATCGTCAAAGAGATGATCTCTTCCAGCGGAGGTGACATGGCAAAGGTATCTGCTCTTCTGCCAGGAAAGCAAAGCGGGCGTGCCCTGCGTGGCATGGTCAAGATTCACAATGACGCTGAGCGCATCGAAAAGGGCTCCGGCATCGCAGCCGTTGACAAGGAGTTCGATCGACTCAGCAAGACGCTCTCCAAGGACGAGATCACCCGCTCCCTCGCGACCGCCATGAACACCACCGAGTCCAAGGTCCAGGTCTTCAACAACGCGCTTGAACGCGTCGCCGAGGACTCGCTCCCCAAGCTCGTCCCCGCGCTGGAGAAGCTCGCGCCTGTGGCCGTGCAACTCGCCTCCGCCCTTGGCGACGTGGTGGGCTTCGCAGCAGAGAACCCGGCAAAGGCCGTCGTCGCCGCGATCGGTGTGTCGTTCGCGAAGCAGATGGCCGCCGCTGGGTTGCAGAGCGCCTTCCTCTCCGCGACCTCCTCGGTTGGCCGCCTCGGCGCCGCAGCAGGCCTTGCTGGCGCCGCGCTCACCGTCGCCTACCTCATCACCGAGAAGATGAACAAGGCCGCAGAGAAGGGCGAAGAGAAGACGGGGGACGAGATCGCCGACCGCAGCAAGATCATCAACAAGGCGGCGAAAGAGGTGCGCGAGAAGGGCACCCTCTCGCCTGAGACTGCCGCCGCGCTCGCCACTGCCCGGGGCGAGATCGATGCGGACAAGGCGCGCGGTGGGCATGCCGAGTTGAGCGGGCGCGCGCGCATGGGCGAATGGGTGCGGGGCGAGAAGACGCTCGGGGAGATCGGCGGCGAGAACGAAGCGAAGGCGCGCCGTCCACAACTCGACCAGCAAGCCGCGGCGATCAAAGAGATCATGGCGAAGGCAGGGCTCTCCGACCCCGCGAAGCTGCGCGCTGCGCTTGAGGGCGCCACGCTGAACGTCAAGGTCATCGGGGGCGCGCTCCCCGGTGCTGGCCCTGCCGGCACCACCGGCCCCACGCCTCCGCGTTGACGCCACCAGACCATGCCCCTCTTCGACAACCTCGAACGTGCCTCTTTCGCGGGCTACGCCTTTCCCGTCTCCGACGTGGAGGTGACGGGCGGCCTGCGCGACCACGTGCATGAGTACCCCCACAGCCCCGGCGGCGCGCCGGAGAAGTTGGGCCGCAAGCTGTACGAGTTCAGCTTCACCAGCCCGATGCTCGCGGGCTTCCCGCGCTATCCGAAGTTGTGGCCCGAGACGGCCGCATCCCTCCGCATCGTGTTCGAGGGCGGGCGCTCCTTCGACCTCGTGATCCCGATCATCGGGACGGTGACGGCCTACTGCACTAGCTGGCGCGAGAAGGCCGTCGGCACCATCCGAAACGGGACGGTCATGTCAATGACCTTCCGCGAGGACGCGTCCGACCTCTTCCTCACCACTGCGCTTGTGACGCAGAGCACGGCCACGCTGGCGAGCGCTGGCGCCCTGCTCCTGACGCAGATGGAGGAGGAGGGCCTGTCGGGGATCGCTGTCCTCGATGCCATCGCAGCGGCGTCTGCGGCCGTGTCCGCTGTCTCCAGCACCGTCGAGCTTTACTCCAATGTCATCGAGGCGAAGTGTGCGGGTCTCTCCCGCCTCTGCGACGACGCCGACCGCTCCCTCGACGTGTTGAACGATCCCCTCCACTTCCGCGTCGGCGAGGCCATGCGCGGCGTGTGGTCCTCCTCCGAGCGCTTGCGCAAAGACGTGCTGCGCCAGGCGATCCCCATTATCCCCTTCACGACGCCTGCTGTGATGACGGTCGCTGACGTGTCGCGTGCGATCTACGGCTCGACGGCGAAGGCGTCCGAGTTGCTCCGGCTGAACGCTTTCGATGACCCCTTCCGCATCCCCGCGGGCGTGTCGGTGAAGGCCTACGCCGCGACGCCGGGGGCGCTCTGATGGCCAACGTTGGCGACGTGACGGGCGACCTCGACGACCGTGTTGCGGTGCGCCTCGGTCCGCTCGCGGAGGGCGGGGAGGCCTTCGATGCCCCCATTCTTGAGAGCTACGAAGTGACCCGCTCGCTCCTCACCCAGCCGACCACGTTCACCGCCCGCTTCGGATGGGGCGACGTGGCGCGTGACCTGCTCGCGGTGCTCCCTCCACGCCTGCCCTTCCAGTTGGTCGTCAATGGCGCAGTGCAGATGACCGGCGCGCTCGACGGCGCGGAGGCCAGCGACGGGGGCGGCGCAACGGAGGTCACGATCAGGGGGCGCGACGTGATGGCGCCCCTGCATGACGCCTTCATCCGCGCTGAGCTGTCGCTGGCCGACATCACCTATGCGCAGCTTGCGGAGAAGGCGCTCGACGCCACGGTCGGCGCGCATACGCTCTTCTACACGAACGAGGCCAACCGTCGCTCTGTCACCGGCATCGGCGTGCAACAGACGGGCGCGCCTCCGACGGACCCGACGCAAGCGAGCAAGGGGCCGACTGCGAAGCAACTCAAAGCGCACGTCGGCGACCGGTGGTATGAGTACCTGAAGCGTCAACTCGACCGCGCGGGCCTGTTCCTCTGGGCCGGCGGGTTGGGGGAGTTCATCCTGTCCGAGCCGAACGCAGCGCAGGCGCCCGCGTATCAGATCGTCAGGCGGAGGGGGCAAGAGCGCAACGCAGTTAACGTTATCCGCGCGTCGTACCGCAATGATACGGTGGGGCGCTACAGTGAGTGCATCGTCCACGGGCGCGGGGGCGGGCGCAAGTTCGGGCGCTCCAAGGTCGAGGGCTCCTACATCGATCAGGAGATGGTCGATTGGGGCTTTGACCGGCCGCTGGTGTCGCGTGATGTACAGGTCACGAACGAGGAGCAGGCCGCGTTCTATGCGCGGCGCAAGCTGGCAGAGGCACGGCGCGCGGGATGGTCGCTCACGTACTTGGTGGCGGGGCACACCGTGCCATCGCTCCTCGGCGGCGAGCGCGCGGTGTGGGCGCCTGATACGGTGGTGGCGATCGACGACGACGAATATGGCATCCGCGGCAACTACTACCTTGAGCGCGTCGTGTTCAGGCGCGGCCCGGAGACGACAACGGAGTTGACGTTGCAGCGTCCCGAAGACCTCGTGTTCGCGATCGTCGAGGGCGAGTAGGTGCAGCCATGGTGATGGCCACTGATATCCAGGTTGCGACACTCACCGAATACGACGGCGACGGCTTCCTTGGCGTGTCGGTCGACGCGGTAGGCGGTGCCGAGTCCGGCCTCCCGCCCGCGGAGCTTCAACACCCGCTCGGCCTCATCTCCCGCTCGCGCGACCCGGACGTGGACGGCGATGGGACGCCGACGATGGGCGCTGGCGTGCTCCGCCTCACCGAGGGCGCGGCCGATCATTGCATCGCGCTCGGTGACCCGCGGGCGACGCCTAAGTTGCCCCGATTGGAGAAGGGAGGCGTCGCTCTTTATGCCGACACCGGCGCGGCCGTGCTGCCGTTCCTGCTCCTCTCAGGCGTCGATGGGTCGGCGCAGCTCTATGTGCCGTATGGGTCGCCGGCCACCGCGGCGACGCTCGCCTTCGACGTGTCGACCGCGGGCGCGGAGTCGATCCAGATCGTCCACGGGTCCGGTATGCGGATCACCATGACGGCGGGGGGCCTCAATAGCATCGTTGTCACGAACCGCGCGGGCGATGCCTATGTCGAGGTGAACGACAACGGGATCACGCTGAACGGGAACTTGCAGGCGACGGGGGCGCTCGCCGTCGGCGTGGGCGTACCGCCTCCGCTCGCGGTGGCGCGGGCGCCCGAGTTGGTCGCGTGGGCGACGGCGGTCAACGTTGCCCTGACGCAGGTCGCAGCGCTGCTCAACACGCCGGGGCCGGTCATTGGCGCGCCGGGTGCTGTGACGGTGGTGCCGCCGCTCGCGTCGACCGTGACGGCGACGCACTTGAGTACGACGTGAGGGCGTGCTAGATTCCATGTGCGTCGTTGAACCCGGGTTGGCCCGGGGCCGGTTCGCGCAAGCGTTCCGTGTCGTCCTCAGTCTCGCCGAAATGCGAGGCGAGGATGTGGATCGTTACCACCGCGACGAGGGCGGAGCCCTGACTGGAAACGGTTGGGGCTTTAGTCTTTTGTGCGTTAGGGATGCGGCCATTGTATGAGCTGCGCGCTTCCCGCCATCACGCTCGCGCTGGCCCTCGCGCTCCCGCCCGTGCCGGGCTTGCCCGCGCTTCCCTCGGCGCCCACTGTCCCGGGACCGCCCGGCTTCGCGTTGCCTCCCGCGGCAGTCCCGTCGCTTGCCATCCCCCTCCCGCCGGTGCCGGGTGCGCCCGCGGTCCCATCGCTTCCCGCTCCTCTGACTCCGCCCGGTCTGCCCGCTCCGCCTGCTATAGTACCGGCGTTGGCTATTCCTATCCCTCCAGTCCCATCCGCGCCCTCGCTCCCCTCCCTCCCCACGCCCCCATGCCCTTTCCCGTGACCACCACCGCCGCCCGGACCCGCCCATGACGGCCGTTGTCAACGGCGCCACGTCGTCAGCCGCGGGCGAAGGCATGGCCGGCGAGGACGTGCTTCCCGCCCTCTCCCCCGCCCGCTCGGTGACGCCCCCCGCCGCGCTGTGGCTGGACGGTGCATCCTTCTCCTTCCTCTTCGACAGCGCGGGCCTGCTCGTCCCGCTCGATCCCATCGACCATCGCGTCGCGATGTCCCTGCTCGTGCCGCAGGGGGCCATCGCGGGCGTGCCCGACCTCGGTTCCACGCTGCGCGCGATCCGCCGCATCGACAAGCGCACACAGCGCACTGTCGAGGACGCGGTGACGCGCGCCCTCTCTCGCCTGCTCGCTGCCCCCGCGGCGATCCGCATCGAGCGCATCGAGGTCGCGCTGAGACGCGCCCCCACGAGCGGCTACGCCGTCGCCGTCTCCTACACCAACCTGCGCACGGCCTCGCGCCGCGCCCGCACCGTGACGGTCTAGTCCTATGGCCCTTGACGAAACCCCCGGCGAGATCGTCACGCGCTCGCGCGATCAGATCCGCGATCAGTACCTCAAGGACTACGCGCTCCGCATCCCGACCGCGGACGTGGGCCCGGACACGCTGCCCTATGTCGACGCGTCGGGCCTCGCCGATGCGGAGATGGTGCTGGTCAACGACGCGGTGGTGATCGGCCGCGGCACGGTGCTCCGCGACTCGGCCGGGGCGTGGCTCCTGAAGATCGGCGAGGACGAGGGCGTCTCGCCCCGCCCGGCCGTCGGCGGATCGGGCTTCATCACCGTCTCCACGTCGAGCGGCGGCGCCACGATCCTCGCCGGCACTGAAGTGCGCGAGCCCAAGTCAGGGCTGCGCTTCCGCGTGACGGCGACGGCGCTCTACACCTCGTCCACCGCCGTCCCCCTCACGGGCATCGACACGGGCAACGCGACGAACCTGCGCGCGGGCACCGCAGTCACCTTCACCGCGCCGCCCCCGGGCGTCAGCGCCAACGCCACGATCGCCACGGCCGCGGACGGCTCCGGCCTGTCAGGAGGGCGCCCCGCTGACGACGACGCGACCTATCGCGCCCTCATCGCTGCGCGGCGCGCGAACCCGCCCGCCGCGGGCAACGATGCGGAGTATCAATCGCAGGGAAAGAAGACGCCCGCGGTGAGCGTGGAGCAGGTCTTCACGTGGCCAGCGGTCAAGGGCACGGGCACGATCGCGGTGGCGTTCACGCTACTCACCAGCGCATCGAGCACGTCGAGGATCCCCAACGCCGCGGAGATCGCGCTCGCCGAGTCCTATGTCAAGGGCTTGGAGCCTTACGACGACGGCGCGTTCTGGTGCTCGCTTGTCGCGCAGCCGGTCACGGTGGGCCTCGCCGTGACGTGGACGACGCCCGCAACCGGATGGGTCGACGGCGATCTCGCGTGGCCCCTCTGGGTGAGCGGGGACAAGGTTGTGGTGGACGGGGCGGTCACGCCGACGGCGACGACATGCCGGCTCACCACGGCCACGGCCACCTCGACGCCGCAGGTCGGGCAGACGATCGGTTTCTTCGACGCTGCGAACCGCGTGTTCCGGCGTAAGAAGATCCTCACCGTTACGGTGGTGGTGGCGACGAAGAGCTGGACGCTGACGTTCGACACCACGAACGACGCAAGCGACACGAGCTACGCGCCCGTCGTCGGCACAGCCGCGAGCCCGTGGGCCGATAGCCTCGACACACTCACCGCGCCCGTCGTCGCCTACATCAACGGGCTCGGTCCTGGCGAGCAGGTGGCATCGTTCCCCGACCCGGGGGCGCGCCAACGGCGCCAGCCGACGAGCCCTGGCAAGTGGTCATCGGTCATCACCACGCGCCTCCTCACCGGCGTCTACGCGCTGTCGAGCGTCGAGGACCTCTCGCAACTCGAACCGACGACGCCCTACGCGACCACGGTCGGCACCCCCGGCGTGCTCGCCTACCTCATCACTCTTGGCGACCTGTGCGCCTTCCGAAAGGTCTAGCCCGATGGCTGCTGCCTCTTCGCTCACGTGGGACATCACGCCGCCGCGTCGCCCGTCGCTCGATGACATCGGAGGCGCGACGCTCGCCGACGATGCCGCGTACCCGCCGCACAAGGCGACGATGCCCTACGCGGATCAACTCAACCAGTGCCAGACGCAGATCGAGCGGCTCGCTGCGATGACGGAGGTGCTCACGATCTCTGTCACCTTCGCCGCGGGCGTGCCGTCCGTCTCGCAGTTCACGTCGATGCGAACGACCACGGTGATCGGCAACTTCACCGTGACCGACAACGGCGTTGGGGACACCACGATCACCTGGCCCGCGTCGACCTTCCCGACATCGACGGGCGGCCCGATGCCGGCACTCAATGACACGACGGTCGGGGGCGGGATCACCGCCTCGCTTGTCGCGCTCGGCGTGCGCGTGCTGACGTGGACGGGCGCGGCGACGCCGGCCGACCGCGACTTCACGGTGACGGTGCGCTAGTGCCGCTCCTGTCCTGCTTCACGCCGACCGGCATGCTCACCCTTTCGAGCAAGCCGAGCCATGCGCAGCCGATCTATGAGACGATGATCGCCTCGCTCGGCGGCGCCTTCAAGGTGACGCAGGGCACGCACGTCGAGGCGTCGATCTACGCCCGTTCGATGGCGCTCGCCGAGCTGCGCTACCTGCTAGAACACGCGGGCGACCAGATCACCGCCGCGGGCCTGGACGAGATGCTTGGCCTGCGCGAGTCCGAGTATGAGGTAGTTCCTGGGCCGCAAGACACGCTCGCAGAACGGCGCGCCGTCATCGCCGCGCGCAAGCTCTTGAGCAGGGGCGCGCGCCGCGAGTCGATCGAGGCGGCGCTCTCCACGCTACTCGGCGCCGCCTTCGTGGGCCTGCGCGCTTGTGCGCCTGCGG